AATATCTACTACGCTTCTGCTAACTTCTTGAAGTAATCAAGGTTCTCATCTTCTGAAGTAGAAGATTCGGGAATCGGTGTCCCACCATCAAACGGAGCCTCATCGTTTTCTACCGATGTTGGTGCCGTCATAGCAGGAGATTCAATGTTTCCAAGAACCGTATCCAAACGAGTTTTCAACTCATCATAGGTCTTGAAACTCTTCTGGTCAATGAACTCTTCCAAGTCATGTTGTTCACCAAAAACACGTTCCATTTCCGACTCATCTTCAGAGAGTGGAGCAGGAGCCATGAACTCCGACTTGTCGTAGTTTGAGAAACCATCGACTTTACGAATCTTCAGTTTGAAGTTCGCACCATCCCACAAATTGAAAACATCAACTTCTGTTTCATCTTCAAATTCAGGATTGGACATTGAACTAATCTTGTCAAAGATTTTCTTCCCAAAACGGAAAAGGAAAACCTTTCCTTCGTTCTGAGGATTCGCCTTATCTTCAACAACATAAATGTTGGAGAAGTAAGTCAACCTACGTTTCTGTTTGCGAGCAATTTCCTTGTTCGCTTCGATTCCTGAATTCCAGAGAACGGAATTGTACTCTGACAGGGGATCTTTTTGACCGATAGTGGTCAAAGAGTTTTCGATGTACCAACCACCTGGGCCCTGAAAACCATGATTGAAGACACGCACAAACGCTGTCTTATCATCATCCAGTGCTGGAAGGAATCGAATGACAGCGTATCCACTGCCGGATTTGTCGAGTTCCGCTTTCCAGAAGCGGTCATCATCTCGACTAAAATTGTTTTGGGGTTTGTTGATCTTTTCAATTTCGGATTGAAGTTTTTCAAGATCAGAAGTGCGCCTCTTTTTGAGGTTTGCGAATGATGTTGCCATCTTATTCTCCTTGTTCTACGTGTTACGGTTTATCCACTTACGCATAATGTAAATCTACTTGTTTTTTCAATATGTCTACATATTTCTGCTTATTCACATTCAAGAATGGTGCATACTTTAAACACATATTATATAGATCCGGCCAAATGACCGTTTCCTGAATCTTCTCATTGAAGTCAGGGATAAAGTGAAGTATAGAATCCAATATAATAAAGGTTTCTAACGACACTTCTTCACCAAATACATGATGAAGTACAGGGGGGTGTTGTCCACCCTCCACATCGAAAATGATATTGAACTTCTCGTTTTCATCAAACAATGTTTCAACTTCATTCTCAAATACATAAGGAAGGCTTTGTATCTTTGCCTTCCATGCAATATAATTCTGCCGTCCTTCTGGTGATGTTATATTGCCGACCCACATGTTTTTCGTCTTAATAAAATTTGAGACAAGAAACTTAGTAAGGTCATCTTCTTTATAAATTTTCGACAAACGTATAAAATGGTATTTGTCTTTTCGTTTTTCAAAAGAGGATTCGCTTGCACGAACTCTCCCATTAAACTTGAAGTAATCGTATTCATTCCTATTGAAATGTTGTTTCAATGAAAGATATTTTTGATATACTTCAAAGGGTGTCACTTGATATATCATATAGGGAGTTTTGATGTTTTAGGCATGAAATTCAATATCTCTGCCTCTTCCCTTAATTTATTTTTGGTTTTAACATTAACAAGCCCCGCAACCGTTTCCGATTCAAGACCTTTTTCATCTGCATGATAAAGCATTGCATCAAGATAACTCATACTGGTTCTTTCAACAATTTCTTCAATTTCAGCATTATATTCTTCAGAAGAATAAAAATTTAGTAATTCTGACATTATCCCTTAATTATATCAAACAATGATAACATTGTCAAGTTAAATCGTATCATTATTATTGTTAGTATTTCCTACGGCTTCTCCCTCTTTTTGTTCAGGATCATCCTTGTCTTTGAACCAATAATCGGTTGACTTGGCGAGGACGGCCACATAGGCCCCAACCATTATATTAATTAAGTCCCTCGACTCGGCCGGTAATGCACCAAAAAACAATAACCATATTAAAAACAAAAAAGTCATAACTATAATCATGGACAATGAAAATCGTGCCCACCAATTCAACTTCTTTCTTGTTTCAATTTTTTCATATCTCAATGCTTCCATCGGATTAGTCTCCCATAATTTCTCTTCTTGGTCTTCAATCATTTCAATTCCAGTATTAATCTTACCATCACCTAATCTGTCTTTAGTTTTTTTATTCATTTGTCCTTATCTCAACTAATGAAGTAAAGGGGGGTTCTTATATTCAAGCGACCCCCCAAACTTGGTTTTATTTTTTCTCTACGAATTCATACAACTCGGATGCCTTCTTCTTAATATCCTCAATGGAATAAGAATCGGGCTGAAGTTCACTCCATAACTTCATATTTGCTTCACCTTGTTCTTGTGCAAGTGACCATGCATTTGTCACATAATCTTGGTTGCGTTGAGCTTGGTCTTGGAGATAACCTTGTGCCATCTCTAATAGTTTGAATCGTAGTTCAAATGGATTAGACATATTGTCCTTTCTCTGTGTGTGTTATTGTGTGTAGTGGGGGAATTCTTCTGTTCCCAAGTGACCCCCCAAGACTAAATGTCTGAACTCGGCTATAATCTACGCAGCAAGTGCGTAAGAGTATGCGGTATAATCGGAATTATTTGCGATTATGGTTTCGATGAAGGTCATCACCCTATTTGTTCTCTCTGATACTCTCTCTCACAATCGAATTCTATTACAGCCCCATCAAGAAAATTCCTTGAAACACTTTTGGTGGAGCTGATCGGAATCGCACCGATGTCTTATAAGATACCCTTTCAGGTCATCAAACAAATTCCTGTATATCTGTAAATATTTATATTATCCACTTTTACTAAAATGGAATGCATTACATACTTTGAGAAGTTCATCAATATAATCGTTAGGATCATATTCTTTCCATTCAACAAGCAAATCTGCAACTTTGTCACCATCCATAAATGGTACTGGTTTTTTAGGATCACTAAAACGAATAAGTGTACAAATCACAATCTTTTTCGGAACCAATTTATACATTTCCGCCAACATATGACAATATGCCGTTCCCTGTAAAATATAATGAAAAACATATTCGTCTTTTTTGACATAACTTCCTGTCTTCCAATCAATGACTGCAAGTTCACCATTATAGTCTGCAACCAAATCTGCCGTTCCTGCAACCTTGAGATGGTCTGACCACATTGACAATTCAATTCCACGAATATTATCAATCTTTGCATCAATTTGTGGTATGCCTGCAAGAACAAGTTCTTTGTGTTCTTGCATTACACTACTCTTACCATCTTTTTGTTTTAAATAATTTTTATCACCACGCAAATACTTCTCAATTATTCCATGAATGTTAGTACCACGCCTTGCGGCACGATGTGAAATTTTATCTGCGGCCTCTTTTCCAATTTTTGCTCTCCACGCTTCAATACCTTGCTTGGAAATCATATGATAAAGAAGATTGGTGATAGATGGATATGTACCATTCGGAGAATGATATACCCTATCTTCACTTGAATTGTCTTGTACTAATTGATCTTTTCGATTTTCAAGAAGATCATAATTAAATTGTTTCATATATCAATGAGTATCTATTGTACTGTGCAGATGTTTGCTTTTTATATCTTTAAGTTTATCTTTAAAAGCATCATCTGGTTTCTTTCCTGCAAAGTGCCATGGATCACCAATATATGGTTTTGCAAACATCATTTTAATTACACCATCACAGTCAGAAATCGGACATGGTTTTTTGGTGGGTTCATCTCTTCGAGCAATGGGCAAGGATTCTTCAAAATCCTCACCACATTTCTCACAAACATAGTCATAATAGGGCATTTAATTATTATCCTTTTTCAATCAGATTACCATCTTCATCAATAAAGTCACAAGGGCCGACAATACAAGTCCAATTTCCCTTTTTCTTTACTATTTCTTTTTCTTTTGGTATTTCAACCTTTACTGTTTTTTTAGGTGTCCAAAAAGTTCTTTTAGGCTCCACAAAAGGTTCCCTTATTTCAGTAACAATCTTCCTTGTTTCTGTTACACAATCTGGACACTCGCCAGTTTTTGGATTGATCCAACATCCAGAAATATTATGACAAACTTTCTCTGTTATATATTCTGTTTTCACTACCTCTGCACCTACAGGGGCATTTAACAGTAGAACAAACCATAATGTAGTTAATAGATATTTCATTTTTGCTCCTTTTTTATTATTACAACTATATTATAACCTATTGGAACAGAAATGTCAAGTTATTTTCAATGTTTTTTGTAGAAAATATGTCTATCTATCGAAGCCATAATCTTCTTCCTTTTACTCCAACTTGGATATGTTTCCATCCAATTTGCATGATAGTGCGTTGCACCATCTGTTATGTCAATTAGTGCTTTGTCATGATGATTTACAAGAACCTTTTTTGCAAGTTCTTGTGCAGACTCCCAAGTTCTACCTTCTCTTGGTTCATCCAATAAACCATCACAATACCAACTAAATTGACATCTATCTCTCACAGGGACATACTCTTCTATTTTAGCATTATAACGATGTATGCCCTCATGCACTACTTCACATATGGAATTAGGATAATTAGCACCCAATGTACGATTTAACGTAACATTCGCTACTGCTAATTTTCCTGCTGTACTCTCCACTCCTGCCTCAAAGTAAATATTTTTCGCTAAACAGAGAACATCTGCCGCTGTATATTTTACTTTGTCAAATTCAAGAGGTTTGTAATAGTCTGGTGCAGCCATACTCACAGGTTTTTGATTAAGAATACGATCTAAATCATATTCCCATATTTGAGCTGGTGCATTACTATTAATCGGTGAAGTAGTATACCATAGTGTAGCAAACAGAGCAAGGAACACCCTTACTGTCTTTACCATACTTGTACCTTTTTTTGGTTATTAATTTCATTCACAGAAACATGAAATATAGAATTCATCAACCAAATGTAATTATATTTATGTAATTTTATCGTTCAGGCGACAGTTTTTACCAATCTACACCTTTGCTATTTGTCGTTGGAGTGACACCTTTTTTCACAACCTTTTGTTTTTTAACTGGTGGTGTGTCTTCCTTTTCTTCAATATCTGGAAGAAGATCCGGCCAGGTATCCTTAACTAACTTATAAGACAATCCCTTATAAGACAATTTTCGATCCTTAACAGCAATAATAAGTTTTGCATCATTTGGGTCAACTCGTTCTAATAGTTCAACAAACATTGATTCTCTTCTGAGCATGGGAAGGTCGTGTGGACTTGGATCAACATAATAATCCAACTTTTTTACTTCAAAATGAAGTGAATTCGGAGTCGAATCGGCTACCTGTCCTGGCGTATATGGTGGTGCTCCTGCCGGAAGATGCCACTTGACATCTGGATGATAGTTCAATTGTAACAACGCCCTAGTTGCAAAATTATCTCTGTCTGCGAGAACTTGTCGTTTCTCTTCTCTTGTCTTAGCCTTACCAACCAATTCAAGGGTTTCTAAAATATTAAATTCTGCCATATCAAACTTCTCCTGTAAATTGTTTATCTGTCAATGCAACAGTTTTTTTAATTTTAGGAACATATTCTTGTGATGTTCCGAATCCTGTTTCATTCATTCCTTTTGTCCAAACTGCACTAATATCTGGATAGAATACCCCCACAGACCTCTTAGGAGTACCGTCAGGGTAATATGCCATAGTAACACATCTTGGAACCACTTTATGTTCTTCATCTTGGCCCGAAAACATTCCAATCCAATCACCAGTTTTCAAGTAATGTTCACAGTATCGAATGTATGCTTTACGAGATGCGGCTTGCGATTCTGCTTTTCTTTGTTCTTTTTCTCCAACATGTCTACCTCTTCCTTGTTTACCCAACGCAACAACCATTTCCTTATTGTGTTTAATCCATCCCTTAACACTCTTAAAAGAATAATTATCATCATCTGGAAGAGCGAGAACACGTTCATTCACATTTTTATATTCGGCTGGTTTCCTCTTCTTACGCATTTCTTTCATGCGTTCTCGAAGCGCCTCACGTTGTTCTTCTGTAATCTTACGAGTACGTTTCACCTTCATTGGTTTACGTTCAATTGTCACTTTCTTTTTTGCCATTATGATTTTTTCTCTTTAGTGTTTTCAATATTATTCTTGATTGTTTCTAACATCATTGTCCACTGTTTTGCAGTAGTATCAATGTCATAGTGCATATCATAATATTGTTTTTGAAATGCAAGACCAGCCTGAACTGGTGGTTCCCAAAAATTATTAATTGCATCTTTCAGCACATATGCAAACTTCCTTGCGTGTTCGGTCTTATCTTGAACAAATCCATACATCCATGCAAAATTTGCACACGTTTCTGGAAGGACTCCAAGATTTGGACATACCACAATACATCCTGCACTCATTGCTTCGATTGCAGATATACATCCTGTTTCTGGATAGACATTTGGATATGCAAGGATATGTGTTTGTTGTAATGCTGACCGAATTTCATCATTAGAAACTGTTCCATGATAATTCACATTTGGTGTTTCTTTACAAGCATTATAAAGAGGTTCCCATTCTTTGTCTTGTTCTTCCCAACCATATATCTTAAAACTTGAATATATGTCAAGTTCAACATTCTCCAACTTCAATGCTTTAAATGCACCAATCAATACATCTAATCCACGATGTGGTGTGGAAATATATGCAAGTCGAATCGGGCCGTCTTTTGGTTTGGTATGTACTGGAATTGGTTCTATTGCGTTTTTGAGAACAACACTCTTTTCATATTCAACATCAAGATCCATATTATATTTTTCAAGTGACCAATCAGAAGGAAATACAAATCGTACAAACTTGTCACGATAAGTTTTATCTTTTAAAAATTGTACTTCTGGATCTTTCGATGTGTCCTGAAACCAAAGGATTTTTGGTTTGTCTTCGTATTCACGAACCCTTGAAAGAATGACCTGAAAGTAGTTCCAGAGGTCATCAGGCACTCTCTCCTTGACTCTTTGATAAATCAACTCACTTCCACCCTTTGCATTCTTTGATTGTTCAACCACATCTCCGTCAGGTGGTGGTGGCGGAAGCCCTTGTTCTTTCCGTTTTCGGATTTCTTCTATTTTAGAGTCATCAAATTTCATCATACTCATGAAGATTCTCCAATCTTATCAAGGGCCTCTACTTTTTCAAGAGCCTCAAGAGATTCATTATTTTCTTCTGTAGGTGGTTCTGGTGTTTTCTTTCCAAAAAACTTTAGAACCGCCTGTAAGATTTTATCAAACATTTTTTATTTCCATTGTATTATTATAACAAATTATTTCCAAAGTGTCAAGTTCTTTTTTAAAAAAGTTTACCTTGCTCAACGCCATGTAACTTATATTGAAGTTTTCCATCATGATATACCTCAACATCATTACCATCTAATTGTTTAATTACTGCTTCATTATCCGCATCTATTTTACTAAATTTTAATATTTGACCATTTTTTGTTTCAACTAGATAAGGGTTTTGCTCGGTTCGCATAACTGTTCCTTTAAGTGAAATCCTGTCTTACAAATGTAAAATGAATCTACAATGTCAGATACAGGGTTAGAAATTTTAGTTGATTTTGGAGATAACTGACTCTTCAAATCAACGTGTGATTCTGACAAAAACGTTTCATACATTAACTCTTTATTGGCATTTCCTTTTCCTGTGGCGTGTTTTTTGATTACTGTGGGTGGGATCGTAACATATTTGAATCTAGCTTCTTTGAGTTGTTTTTTGAGTATTCCAGTATTCTCTCCAATATTAAAAACTCTACCTGTCGCTGCAAATGCATAATCTTCCAAGTAAACTTCATCTGCCCGGCCATCAAACCATCGAATACATTCAATAGTCCACGATGCAAGTTTACTAAACCGATCAATATCATCCGTATATTCTGGATAATCATATGCAAATATCTTACCTAATGATTTATGCGACTTGTTTTGTTTCAAAAAATGAAACTTACAATTTTCAAATTTTATCTCATTATCAACTATTTTTGCTACACATACTGCGGGCGATGTTAATGAATAATCAATTCCAGCGACAAATCTAATCTTCTTCAAAAAATTCGTCATAATATGGTTCCATTAATATTCCACAAAAAGCACAATGAAATGCGTGTTCTTCTTGTCTTATCTGTATATCATCTGCTTCGTACATCATAGTATATGTCGCATTACAATTATTACAATCTACATCCAATTCAACTTCCATGTCTCTCCGATTAAAGGTCTACAATTTCACACCCACCTTCTGCTGAACAGGCAAGTTCTTGTGATGCTATCGTATAATCTTGCTGTTCATAATTAGACAATGTTGACCAATCTACCTTTTTTGGTATTTTGACCAACAATTCATCATATTCTTTTTTTGTGCAATCTTGATACGGTGCCTGTCTATATGTATGTTCACTAAAAGGTAAGAATGAAATACCACTAATCGAATCGAAATTGTTCCACACCCATGCACCAACATCAAACCATTCAGACTCTTTAACAGAAACCGTAATAGATGGTTTGTGTTCACACCAATGTTTTTGATATTTTGTCCATAGGTCTAATTGTTCAATCGCTGTCATGTCTTTCCGACAAACGGCTCCTTTGGGACTTTCCATTGGAAAAGAGAATATGGTTGTGTGGTCTGGTTTAGTAACATCTGGTTCGTTTGGAAATTTCGCCTCTTTCATCATTTTGCAAAGGGGGTCTTTATTGTCCGCTCTTACAGTTCTGATATAATGAGGATTATGCCTGGCATGAATACCAGAAGCACTATCAACAAGCTGACTAACAGTACCACTAGGTTTGACACAAGTGATTGCGGCTGCCCGTGAAATTCCAAGTTTGTCTGCCCATTCTTTATTTGTTTCATATGCAACCTTTCTTAATTCTTCTAACAGGGGTTCTAGTCCCTTCTTTTTACCATTTGTTAATGGGTTGTCTAATATGCCGGTAAGCGAGACACCCAATAGTCTTTCTTCAGTACAGTTGTTTTCCCATTCTTTGGTAAGGTATCTAAA